TACTCGATGCTGTGAAAGACGCAGTTGATCAGGCCGCTGGCTTGAAAGATGCGCTCCACGAGCAATCCGAAGAGACACGTATCGCACAGGATGCAGCTATGCACCTGCGACGTGATCTTAATGATGTCCAAGAGGACTTAAAACAGGCCGAGAAACGTCTCGGCGACAAGCGGAATGCGGTTGACCAGCTCCATGAGCAGAAACGCAAAACTTTCCACTGTCAATGGCAAGACGAAACGGCTGAGGCCACATTCACCTTTTGGTTGTTTGTGTTGTTCCTCCCCGCGATTTTCGTCTCTTTGGCGTGTTATCTCGATCAGGTCGAGTGTCTGATATGCTGGCAATGGATGGTTGCCGGTATGCTCTATCAGATCGCTGCGGTGTTTGCCGACCGCTACGTCTGTGCCAAGCGCGGGTACAGAGCGAAATTTTGTAAGCGCACCATTCACAGTTACTCGTCGATGACCACTAAAGATTGGGACGATGCTGACAGGAGAGCCGACTCCATGTCACTCCGGGAACTGAAACATGTCAACGCCCGGTACAGCGTCATTGCGTACCGAAAGACTTTAAATGGCGTTCTTCTTAACACCGACAAATTCGGGCAACTTACTGGAGTTCCTGACTTTCTTCTCATATCTCATGAGTTGTTGGCACAATTGACTACTCCGAATGTCATGCTAACTGACGATAGCCTTGTCGTCAAAGAAAGACTTGCGTGCGCGGTAAAGACCATACACACCGTCAATATTGACAAAGAACTGTATCAGCAGGGTGAAGATGTGGCTAGGAACACCTGTTTGGTGGCGGAAGGACTCTGGATGCAGATCCAGCAGGCCCGCCCCCAGGGTTTTTAACTTGCTCCAGCAGGATTGGAGGGCAACGGTTGTACGCCCGTGGATATCGCTATCTCGAGAATTCGATGGATGCGATCAAAGAGATCAAGGGATCTGCGGTGATATCAAAGCCGCGCGAGGTAGCTTTAGGAAAGCGCCCGGTAGTCCAGGTTTCGTTGGGACCGGTGGTGGTTGGAGCGGTTCGCCCCCACCCCTGTCCCCTGGACCCCGATACAACCATTGCTGGAGTGAGACATAGGTTTCTTAAGAAACCGCCCACGCCTGAGGAGTCGCTTCTGAAGAAGTTCAGATTGCACTGCAGGCGTGTTTGCCGGAAAGAATTTACCCCCATTTCTTCCGATGCTGATGTGAGCGTTGAGCACTGGCTAAGCCACACAGATTACCCCGACTGGAGACGCAAAGAACTCCGTGTTCAATGGGATGGCGTTGCGAGTATGTGGGACCCAGATAAGTCCCACCGCTACTTCCGATGCAGCTCCTTCATGAAAGATGAGGATTATCCAACCTACAAGCACAGCCGCGCAATCAACTCGCGCAGCGATGAATTCAAGTGTGCTGTGGGTCCCATCTTTAAGCTCATTGAAGAGCAGGTGTATAAGCACCCTGCCTTTATTAAGCATGTTCCTGTTGCAGATAGGCCA